CTATACTGTTTTCTTGCGGAAAATAGAGTTATACCATTTAACCGTTTCTTCCTGTTCATTCGGAGCATCGGTTGATGATGAATCATTTACGTTATCTGGTACTAGATCAGAACGAGTGGATAAAATAAACTTCATTACGTGTTCCCGCTGTTCTTCATTTAAAGCGTAGCTTCCCATAATCGTTGCTATATCACCTTCTCCACGATCATAGCGGGTGATGCAAGCATGAGCACAAATACGCATTTGAGCCTCTGTTAAATCTGCCATGGTTATGACTTCACCTCTTTTTATAAAAAATGCTGTTACATATAGTCGTCAGTTCACGTTATTTTCCTGTGCCACCAAGCATGAGTTGGGTCAACGTCACTTCAAGATCTGCAATGCGCTGCTTCAGTTGATCTGTCTCGCTTGGCTGTTGCTCCGCTTTTTGAGTCAGTTCCTTAATTTCTTCCTCACTCAATCCTTCACTCCAGAACGTCGCTGGATCTCTTCGTTCTGGAACCGTAAATGTCTGAGCAGAATATACAGGTTCGTCTCCACGTTCGTTTTCAGGTTTGTTTTGCCATTCATCATGCTGCTTTTGAAATAAAGCTTGGGATTCGTTGTTCAACTGATCAAAAGCCTTTTGCGCTTCTAACAGATTTTCTGCATATTCTGCTTCATAGGTCAGCCAACCTTGGATGTCAAAACGAAGATGGTATAGACCTGGTGGAACTGGAATCCCTACTGTATAACCAGCAGGGATGCTTTCTGGACTTGTTACATCTATGGTACTAGAGCTACTGTCAGCAAGCCGATGGGTGTCTAGTTGCTGGTTTGTATCAGATAGCGTAGGCGAAGATGGACTATAAAAAGGGACGATACCTGAAAAGGTATCGTCCACCAGCTCGTCCTCCAGATAAAGGCCGTTTGTATTTACTTTAGGTACTGCTTTCATTTGTCAGACCTCCTTATTGTTCGGCTAGAAATGGCGGGAAAAGAAGACTCAACGAGGTGCTATCTTTTGCCCCTCCACCACCAAAACAAACTCTTCCATCTGGGAAAATATCAAACTGTACTAAAACAGGTCCATTGACTCCGTAACCGTAAGATACTGGACCTTGTATATTTGTAGGCCTGTAACCTTGCGGCAGAGTGAACAATGTTAACCCTCCATTTGTCAAACCATTAACAACTAACCCTCTGATATGAACGAACCCGTTACTATCTTTCATTATTCCTACCGGGCGACTTACAACCCATCCATTAAGCAATGTAGGTGTAAGCCATGCAGGATTATCCTTGTCAGCTTTCTTGTTCTCCAGCACACTCACACGCGCGGTGTTCTGTTGTATGCTGTCCACCAAGTCTGACAGCAGTGTCTTTTCGTTGGCGGCGTAGGAGCCTGCAAACGGCACAGCTGGCGATGGGTTAGACATAAGGTATGTGATGCTATAAGAAGCTGCTGCATTAAATTTACTCGGGTTCAACTCGGATGTTATCCCGTTGCTGCTGGAATTTGTGTAGTTGGCCCAACTACTTATATCGTTTCTGTTATTCGCGAAAATATTGATAATTCGGCTAGGTGTATTGACTGTATTACTGCCCGAAACGGCAATAGCGTTAATGTAATAGAACCCGTTTGTGTGCAGTTTAGGACCAACCGACTCGCGCACCACAATCCCCGTACCTAATTCAACCTGGTTGTCACCTTCCACAAATGAAAGTTGTCCCTCGGAAACGATAGGCTCTACTGTAGGCGTTGCAAGCTGGTATACGAGTTGGTACGGTGTGTACCCTGCGTATGCCTGTTGTGGTACGGTCTGAGTGAAGTTAGGAGCGCCCACACGCTGAACCCAATATTTAGTGCCTGTACCGTTCCACGTTGCCGTGGTGGATGCTTGAGCATTCGCAGGAGTGATGGTGTTAGCATCGTACGCCTTATACCCGAAAAAGTAGGCTTTGATGTCGTCTTGCGTAGGTTCGTAGCTGTCTGCCCATCCACTATCTGCAACCGATATAGTCAGACCCACGACACCTGATTCTGGACTAAGATGAGATTGATCAGGCCCTGTTAAAGGGAAAACATGCTGGACTAACTTGCCGTCAAACTTTGTTATCCGCTCACTGTCAACAAAACCATTAGAAACAGGGACACGAACACCCTTATATCCCGCACCTAACCCAAAGTAAACCCAAGGTAGTGAACCGTCCAATGTCATACCGTGCCACTTCTTTGACTTGAAGTATTGCCCTTCTCGCTCGAAAACTGTATCCGCATTAGCTCCTGTAACTGGATCGGCGTACAGGTCTGTTTGTAACGCCAACATAGAGTCTTCGCGTGGCTTGAAAGGCTTGGCTGTGCTACCAATGTTAAGCATTGGGTTTTCAAGCGTGAACGTCCCTGCTCCTGTATTAGTGGCGTAAATCCGTACTCTCATAGTTGTCGTCTTGGTCGTAAACGTTACTGTGACAACCCTATTTTCGTTATCGGTCGTACTGTACACGACGGATTCTCCACCCACATCATCTACCTCGACCACCGTTACACGCCCGTTAACTTTAACGGTCAAGATGTAAGGCGTTCCTGGAGCCACAGGAACATATACATTAGATTGATCCACAGATACAGTAGCTACCGTTTCCAGCTTATACGGATTTATCACCTTAGCCCTATCACCGCGCGTCCATTCGTAGAATGGGGGAATCAAGTTTTCTCCGTACCGTATCGCATATGGATTCCGTACAGGCACTACACTATCAACATACGGATACTTTGCTGCGGCCTGTGCTGGCGTAAGGCTTGCGGCAGTTGCATAGTCTACATCGCTGATCTCGTACACGCGTACACTATCCATATTAAACGTATTACCAGCCGCACCCGTGCCTGTGATGGTCAGGATGTGGAAATATTCCTTCGCCGTGAACCGTACAACAGACGGCGCAATAACAGAGCCTGAATTTACATCGTTACCCACAGCACTGGCAATACCATTTATTGATATTGCCACCTTGCTGGTATTACCACTTTTTACGTCTGCTATTGCGATATATTTTCGCCCAGGTGTGGTCAAAAAACTTGCAGACGCAGTTGCCGGCACACTACCCAGCGTAATTTTAAACGAGCTACTACCGTTGGTCTTGTTATTATTATCAATTGCAATAGCTACGTTTGAGGACCATTCGCTTACGGTCTCGCAACTACCCATGCGTCCCAACAAATTCACCAACGTACGCCCGCTCAGCCCCGTCAACGAAAATGGCGCAGCCTTTTCCGCATGAACAATCTGTACCCCAGGTTCCAAAGCTACCGCCTTGCGTTCCGTCGTATCCAGACGCTTCTTAATCTCATTTACACCGTCATTCACGTCACCTGCAAATTTATCTACAGACCGCCAGTTTTCATCCAAATATTTCTCCAGATCAAAATATGTTGTTTTGGGCGATGTGCGGTCAATTTGATTTAAACCAAGATTCGGTGTTTTTTCGCTTGCCATGTTATGCGCCACCTCCTAAATATCTATCCTGTGTTGTATGTTCATTTTCATAGAGTGTCATAGACTCAACTTCGGCAATGGTCAGGTAGCGTAATTTATACTCCACTGCCATGTGAGCGGGCTTGATCTCCTCAATGGCTGCTTTAAGATCCTCCACGTTGGGCGGAATTCCGATGGTATCCATAAATTTGACCGTAAATCCCCATTCGGTAGGGTGAAAAGTAACATCTACCGTGCCTCCGTCATACGCCTCAGCTACATTTTTGACAAGCTTGCCTGAAAAAGTCCCTGCCCCCCGCAGCTTCGACTCCACCACTGCGCGCCGCTGATCCAACGGCTTCCCCAGATCGGTTTCGATCCCCAACTCCATTTCCCAGCGTTCCAGCCCCCAGGTGGCGGTACGTACGAAAAACTGTCCCACCGTTGCATCCATTGCAAGATACAAGGCGTCCAGTTCGCTTCCTTTAGCATCCATATCGGAACGCATCACACGTGAGGTTTCATAATAGGCAGGCAAATAGGAAAGCAGCTCGCGTCCTCGCTCGCTGCTCATTTGGCCCATTGCATCTTCCGCTATCGTTACTCGATTAACAAAAGTATCACTACGGTTTTCATGTTTTCCCTCGTCAGGGTTATTCAAAAACTCTTCAAAACTGTTTATTCCGTTGTTACTCACTGACGCTCACCGTCCCCAGCACGGCCACCTGACCTGATCCAATCTCAATATTCTGATTGCTCTGTCCGTTGATTTTCAGCTCAGAGAAATCAATAATAATCGGAATGTCCAGCAGCACAGCAGAAATCCGGGTATACCGTACCAATGGATCTGCCTTGTAAAAAGCAAGCTGCTTCAAATACGTCCGCACACCGTTTTCGATCAGCTTTTTGATTTCATCCAGTGTGGACGGCTTCTCTTTGGTGCGCTGTACCTTGACTGAAATGTTTATTTCCACTTCTGCCGCTGGCATGATCGTCACCACAGGACCTGCTGGTGCTAACCCTTCGCCTTGCCCATCCTGGGTCGGATCGATATACTTCTGCACCGCAGCCACGATTTCCGGGCTGGCAGCGCGTTTATCCGTATCCAGCACATATAACCCCACTGTTCCTGGCCCTTTCCAGAGTGGAACAACTTCCACGCCACCCACTCCAGCAATTTCATTCGCCCACTGGGTATACTGCGCCTTGTTACCGCTTGTACCCTGGTTCCGCACCTTGGCATAAAAACGCTCCAGCAACAGCTGGTCGCTTTCAATGTCTGTGCCGCTTTTGGTTTCCTCCGTATTGATCACGGAGGAAACCCCGCTAATCGGAGTAGCCATCACCTGAATGACACCCGCTGGCACGTTGCCGCTGCGTCCAGGATTAACCGCCCGAATGGCAGCTTCCCCGGTGCCCTGTTCATCCAGCGTGACCGATGCCGTGGTCGCATATTCAATAGAGGCTTCCCCGGATACATCATCTGCTGGAGTCGCCACCAACGTTCCCGCCGGGACTATTGTTTCAGCTGTGCCTGTGAACTTGACCTTCCCTGATGCAGCAACGGCTTCCCGTCGTGTCACTCCATGCTCTGCTGTACGCAAATCCAGTTCCGGCGAGCGAAAATCCGGGTTATCACTGGCTGCTGTGCTGGCAAACCCCCGACGCAGCAGCTCCTGCGCCCAGATTGCCGCTTCAGAAAGCATAAATGCCACTGGCGCCTGCGCATCCCAAATAAAAGAGCCCTCGGACTTATCGATGTCCGAAGGCACTTTTTCCAGCATTCGATTTAAAATTTCCTCTTCCGTCTGGTCTACCAAATATTCCGGCAAGTCTGCCATTAGATCACCACACTTTCCACAATTTCTGTCTCATCCCGCACGTTCGTAATCTGGCAGCTAAAATAGCATGCCTCACCTTCCCAGCGAAACGTGAACTGATCCACACTAGCCGTACGTGCATCTGCTAGCAACGCCTCTGTGACCATGCGCTTAATTTCACTTTCTTGCACACCGTGCCCATAGCTGCTGCCAATCAGCTCCTCCAGCTCACTTCCATAATCAGGCGAATAGATTACATGACGGTAGCGAGGAGTGCGTATAGCTTTTTCACACCACTGTACCCAAGCTTCTTTCTCGCCTGTAGTCACGATTTTACGGCTAGGGCTCATTACAAACTCCCCAGCTTCAAAATCAAATCTCCAGCTTCGCCCAAATACCGCACGGTTATCCTCCAGCACATCCGGGTCAGTCACATCTGTGTCTGTCCAGATCATATCATCTGTTTCGGGAAACAAATTAGCCACGTCCATTCACCACCTTACATACGACCACCACATCGTTACCACTATTCACCCGCATCGCCAGTACACGATCCCCAGGCTTAAGTCCTTTGTTCAGGCTCAGATTTACATCCTCCAGCTCATCCTCCCCGATATAAAAGGAAGTTTTCAGCTCTTTGCCCTCCCAATTTTCGGGTTCCACCGAGGTTGAGGTACCTTTGTACATATGGCGTGGTACAGATAGCAGCCCCGGCAGCTCGGCGACTAGATAATCCTGAAGCTCATGTTTAAAATCATCCAGCTTGAGTCCTGTGGAGGTAATGGTGCCTAATACTGCACCTACTCCACTCAGCGCTTGCTTGGTGTGTTTATGAAATGAAGATTGCAGCGCAGTGGCTAAATGCCCGTAGGGGTCCTTATTCAAGGTAAAACCTCCTTTTTACATCGTCATACGTTCCGAGCTCCAGCGACATACTCCCAGGGTTGCCCAATTCCCTGCTTACTGAAATCACCAGCAGCTTCATGGTCCCTAACATTACCGCGTCTCCTGCTCGAATCGTATTCATATCTGGTGCATTTACCGATATCGTTTGTTGTATGCCTCTCAGCTTACTTTTGGCCAACTCACGTGCCGCCGCACCCGATTTCACCTCGTCATCCTGTACGATCACCTGAAGTGTTCCATATTTGGCAATATCCTTTTCCTCAAGCGCCATCACCTTGGAAGGAACCTCTTTCCCCGTTTCACTGGCCGCCGTAGCCAGCACCTTCACTCTCGTGGCTGCGCCTTCCAACGTTCGGGATTGTGTCGTATCAGTCACTCTCTCCAAGACGTACACATCTTTGTTCGTGCCCAGTTCATACAGCTCCAAGCCGGAAGAAATCATACGTGGATGATACAGCTTGCCGCCCGCCTTGGCCGTCTCCCGCAGATCGCCCAGCATCATGGAATAAATGGACTGCGTCCGGTATACGGCGCGCCCGAGCTGCTTGTTTGTGTCCGGCAAAGAAGCGATTTTCAGCTTCCAATCCCTCGCATATTTCTGAAAACGCTGGGTAGCCGTCTGCTTGGCAGGGAGCAAATATTCATCCTCGGACTTGTCCAAATATACCGTACGGTCATATAGCGTCAGCGTCATACGTTTAAGCCCGTTGTTGGAGGTTTCCACTTCCCAGATCACCGCTGGAGATAACAAAGGAACATAGTCTTTTTTACCATAAGGAATACCACTAACCCGGATTGACATCCCTGGAGAAATGGTCGGCATATCGGACGTAACGACCAAATTGACCGTCCCCTGATAGGCAATTTGCTCCAGCGAATCTCTCAAATTAATGTTCTCCACAAGTGGCGAAAGATCATATTTATCCTGTAAAATGACTTTATAGCTCATGACAGCACCAGCTTTTGCCCCGGTTTAATCGCATTCGGATTTTTCCCGATGGTCTTTTTGTTAAGCTGATAAATGCGGTTCCATTGCGAACTATCTCCCAGCTCCAGCTTGGCAATTTTGGACAAGGAATCTCCCGATTTAACCGTGTAAGTTTTCTTTTTTTCTTTCATATCCGTGCGAGGCTTTTTGTTGACTGTCACAGACTTCGAACCGGTACCAGCTTTTTTGGCTACTTTCATTTCGCTCCAGGTTCGCAGTGACAAATCAAAATTCACATCCCCATATTCCCCGCCCCGAAAGGTCGAATTATGAGAAGCTACAATTACGGGTACGTTCACAGCTGTCTCCGTAATGATAAAACGTAGCGGACTCTTGGATAACAAAAAGCCATTCAACGTGTTCATGGCCTCCTGCGGATCAGGGATGTCTTCATATGTGCAATATGCTGGATTGTATTCTTTCGGAAAAAAAGAAGAGAAGGAGATTTCCTTCACCTTCTCCCCTTGTGGGAAGTCAAACTCCCCGTAGGACAAAATTGTCGTTGTATCAAATCCCTTTTGCCGTGAGATCGTCACTTCCTCAGGATTTACTGGAAACTGAAACTTTTTCCCTTTACCATCCGTCAAACTAAATTCCATACTATTCACCTCCTACTCACACTAGGGCCCTCGCTGTCTTGTTGTTATCCATAGCTTGACGGAATCCTGCTACGAAGCGTTTGCCTACTTCTGAAGCCAAAGCATCAAAATTAACACGTTCTCCAACAGCCACCTGAATTGCTCCTGTTGGCATATTCACTTGCATGTTTGATTTATTTCTATTTGCGTTCTTTACTGAATGAACTGCTGCCGTTCTGTGTCTATCATTTGCACGATATGTTCTAGAACTTGCAACTAGAGTCCGAGAATATTTATTCGAAGTACTTTTTTTAGCAGCAGTTTTCTCTGTACTCTGAAAAATCTCCCAGTTCAATTTCTCTGGAGAATCCAAGATCATTTGAAGGAAATCGCTTGTTTTTGATGTTGCTTTTTTAACCTTTTCTTTAAAAGGGTCAGCATTTTTCTGAACAAAGTTATTCAATTTATTAGAGAAATTTTTAGTCCCTTCACTAATATTGTTGATTTTCTCCTTGACCCCTTCTGCTAACCCTGGAACATAATCTTTTAATCGATTACTCACACCATTAATCTTGTTTTCAAAAGCTCCCTTTATATTATTAGTCAAATCACTAGATAAAGGTATTTTTTTCGATAGTTTCCCTGTTATATTCTCAACAATTCCGATAGCACTTTCACTTTTGTTCCCAATGAAATTGACAATTTTATTACTCCAAGAATCAATTGTTACAGGAGCAGTAGTCTTTATATTATTCGTTTTATTAGCCACTTCATTATTAAAACCATTCATACTTTGTTTAAAATCTTTGGTAGTAGTATCAATGCCTTCATTTAGGGATTTAGTCCAGCCTTTAAGATGCGTTTTAGCATACCAGACTTTTTCCATAATTTTGCCCCCACCTATACCACCTAACCACTCTCCTGCTGCCCCAAGAACTAATGAGGCAATAGGAGCGATAACTGGTCCCACATAAGGAATAGCCACGGTAGCTCCACCTACACTTTTACCTACTATATTACCTATTTTTGAGCCAACAAATTCACCTATTAGTTTATACTTTTCTTCTCCAGTAGCATTGAGTATTTCAGAAGCATCATATACAATATCTGCAACAACAATGGCGCTTTTGGCTATTTTACCTGCACCCTTCAAACCTGTTTTTACCCAAGATGGCGCACCCGAGTACATAGAGGCTGCTCGTGTGTAAATAGTAGATGTTTTAATTCGATTTACTACATCGTCAATTTTAGTTTTAGCAGTTTGTAACCATGAAGGCATTGCAGCAACTTGTGATGGAGTAATGGCCTTGTAGGCTTTAACAGTTTTATTTAGTGATTCTACAGTATCATTCACCTTACTAAATTTCTTAATGAAAGCCATAGTATTCATAACAGGCTTTATTACAACTATCTTTTCTTTTTCAGTATTTTTAGTCGCAGAGCTCTGAGAAATTACAGATCTACTGGGAGAATTAGATGTGCTAGTTTTTAAGGGCACGCCAGGAGCTGAGGACTTGTTAATGTTTACTTTGTTTTGTAAACCAAGTTGAGACGTGATCTTTTTTTGTAAATTAGTAAAATAATGGTTGACCCCATTAGAACTGCCCATCTTACTGTGACATGTTGATCTACATTTCGAGCAATCCTTAGAACAGACACATTTAACAGCAATCTTAATTCCAGATAAATTTCGGGTCAGGCGATTTATTTTATATAAACGTGAAGTTAAATTACTCAACGCATTAGAAAGTCGCTTAACTGACTCCGTAGTTTGGTCAATAACTATCTTTTGTCTTTGAAAACTACTAAGCCCAAAATTTCTTGCCCGCTTCTGGATACTCTCAAAGTATCGATCCATAGCTTTTAATTCTTTATTAACTCTACTTAAACTTCTTATATCCAAGATATCATCCACACCTACACCTCCTTTAACTACTACATATTATCTGCTAGAGCATCTAGTTCTTCTTCAGCAAACGCCAGCAGCAGCATGCGCTCACCGCGGGGAAGCCGCCAAAAGTCTCCGGGACGGAGGTGGTGCCGGACCCACAAGTGGTACAGCATCGTCGTCATTCCCCCGGAGCTGATTAGTTTTTTAGATCAGCAATCTCAACGCCAAAACCGGACAGTTCCAGCACTTTATCTCCCACTGCATCCAGTTCACCCGCCAGCAGCATACGGCGGACAGACTGTTCACCACCGGACAGCTTCAAGCGGCTTGTAATCCGGGGATCGCCCCAACCGTTAAGAGACAGGCCCTTCACTTCCAACTTTCCGGTAGCTTCCGAAATCAACAAGGCGTTGAACGTCTCGGTATCTACCTTTTCGTCTACAGCACCCTTCACAGTTCGGCGAATCGTACAGCGTTCACGAATGCTGTCTACTTTGCTAGAGGTCAGTCCGTGCAGCACAATTTTCATATCCAGGCGCTTGATACGAACGGTTTCCTCGGGCAGTTTTTCAGCTGCTTCAAACAGACTGTCCAAAATTTGTTCTTCTGTCATATTCTCATTCAAGCTCATAAGTCATTCTCCCTTATTGTTAATTTCAGAATTTCGCAAATTCTTATTTGTATTTGGGGAACGAGACACCTGACAGCATCCCAATTCCCCGTTTACCAAGTTAGTTTGCTACAATCGGATCAAGCAGCTCATAGCCTTCGAAGGTGAAGGTAGTTTCTTCTGGCACTTCTTCCCCTGCAGTCCAGTTGGCCAATTGAATTTTATCCGGCATGCAGCGAATCAAACGAACGCGTTCATGTCCAAAAGATTCGGGATCGTCCAGCTTGGAAATAATATCGAATTTTTCAAAACCGCGACGAATCATATCAGAAGTTACTTTGTAACCACTCATCGTTCCTGTACCTTTTTTAGCTCCATTTTTATGGACTTTCCAGGTGTTACCAACCAAATTCAATTCTCTTTTATCAATTTCCACGCTAGCTTCCAGCTTGTTAATATGTGTCTGCCATACCCCATCAATATATGCCTGACCAAACGTACCTAAAATAACTCTTGAAGCATCCAACATTTCTTTTTCCTCCTCAAAATAATTCATAATATAGTTCGGGATTCCACAAAGTCCTCGTTGTTAAAAAGCTACCTTAATCCTACTGATCGCCACCGAAATGCTTAGGCGCGTAAAATGCTTATTTATTGCACGTAAAATGTGCCGAACAGCTGCTCCATCACGTCGGTGAGCTTCACATTCCATTGCAGGAACACTTGATCCGGCTCCGGTTTGATGACTGGCGCATCACCGTAGTAAGCCGGATCGAGAATGACATCGTAGCCATCCGCCTCGATCACGTTGCTCAGCGACAGCTGTGCCAGGTATTCTTTGATCGCACCGATGAGTGCCAGACGGCCTTCTACTGTGTTGTTGATTTTGCCAATGTAAGTCTCTTCGGCTGCACGCTGCAAGTCAGCGTTAATGGCATCCATGACACGGATGGAACGGATTTTCTTCCACGCATTGTTTTGTCCGGCAGACGGGTTCACCAAGCTGTTGATTCCACGCAGCGCTTTGACCTGACGGCCATCGAAGAACAGGAGGAACACCCCATTACGGACAGCCTGTTCCTGCTCGGAACGTGTCCAGCGGCGAGTTACATCCTCAAAAGGCGTAACCGCATACGTTGCGGATTGGTTCAACCGTTGGCCTGCGATCAGTCCGGCTACATAGGCAGCCGTTTGGGCGGAGCTGTAGTCCGTACCTGCCAGACGTACGCCTGTGCCCACGTTTACGATGCCTTCATGGTTCAGTGCCAAAGAACGTGCAGAAGCCAAGCTGACAGCCGTTTTGGACACATCATCTGCCGCAGAACCGCCGAATACAGCGATGACGCCTTTGCCTTCATTCCGGACACGTTTGATCCAGGCAGCAAAGCTTTGCAGCAATGCCAGATCGGCTGCATAATCCAGGGCCAGCACATTAAACTCCTGTCCTTCCAATGCTTCCTGCATGGCGATGTAATCGGCATTAACCAGCTTACTATTGCCGCTATTGCCACCTGTCAGATGTACGCCGCTGACATCCGCTGGAATGCCGCCTTCGCCGACAACCTCAGCTTTCACCCATACGTTTTCGCTGTTTTCGTTCAGCGCTTTGGCAATCGAAGCAGCCGTACCGTCGCTGCCTTTGTACGTACCCAGCAGTTTGGTTCCTTCATAGAGGCGCACCTCACGAGCTTGCTCGTCGCCCAAAGTTGGCTGTACCGTTACGGCAAAACCATTACCGCGGCTACCTGTGTACAAAGCCTTCAAACGCAGCACGTCGGTCGGGGTCTCGCCACCGCTTTTCAGTGTTACAGACGCTTCAGCAGCCGTGTCATCTGCCAATCGGTAAGCGAACAGTTTTTTCGGACCGCCCAGCAAAGCCAGATACAATGTGGAATATGCTGTCGCACCGTTCTCACTGTCGTCGGAGAAGATTTGGCTAATAGCCGTTTCGCTGCCCACCTCTACAAACTCACGTACAGGGCCCCAATTCGCCTTGACGGGTACAACGACCGTACCACGTGATCCACCTTGAATCGCTGAAGCTGCTGCTGCCTGAAAATTCATATACAAACCCGGTAATACCGGTTTATTCGTGTTTTCCCATGTTCCGCCTGCCATAATTAATCCACCTTCGCTTTCATAAATTGTTCGATTTTAGTGTGTGCTTCTGCTACCGTAAACAGCTTGTCCTGTGTGCCAAAAAAGGCGCCTGCCAGCACTTCTACTTTTACAGAAAACAATTGTTCTGCGTGTTCCTTTAGTTCCTCTAGCGTATAGCGTGGGCCACTTGCTTCCTGCCCGCTATGTAGCGGGGTCTTCTCATGGCTTTCCAAGGTCACTCGGACCACCTCATTTCAAAATAGGATGAATTTCCACTCTGCGAATCAATGCCGCTTCCTCAGCCGGACGCATACGCCGCTGTACCAGCGTCAGCCGAAGCTGACCGTCTAAAATGGCATCCGCCTGCAAATCGGCTGAGGCTTCAGCCGTAGACATATAACGGCCCTTGTCCTGCTCCAGAGGAAGCTGGATTTGAGCGGCAAAGCCTTCGACCAGCGCGGAAGCTGCGCGGTTCTCTTCGGTGGTGACCGGGGCAGTGATATGCCCGATGAACCGTTTGCGGAGCTCATACATGGAGGCTCCTGCCATCCGGGTTTCACAGCCGCTCAGCCGCCATAATACCGCGTGGCTTCCCGGCTGTGCGGGCCATGCGTCGGCGTATACCGACCACAATTCGCCCAGTTGCTTCTGCGTCCAGCCGACCAGCGCTGCCAACCATTCTTCCGGCTGTGCTGTACCAGATGCTGAAGCGGCCGATCCACCTTCTGTTTCAGGCACATACACGCCAAAACGCAGCGTTCTATAGGCCTTGCCCGTAACCGTGTCCAGCATTTCTGCATCCCGCACGCCCAAATAGTGCGCGGTAAAAGCAGACGTGTCCTCACCTTTACCTGTCACCGATGCTCGGTGCAGTCCGGCAATCAGGGTATTCGCCCATACATCGGCCTGCGCCAGCCCCGCTTGTCCTGCGTACAGCTTGATGCGGACAACCTGCCGGTAACCGGCCCAGGAAGACTTCCAGATTTCCTCGCCCAGCACCATAACCGCATACGGCTCCTCTGCCGTCTGCGACGGGGGTTGAACATCGTATACACGCCCTTGCAGCGCCGGAATAATGTCTATGAGCTTTTGCTTAAAGGCTTGTCTCATCCTGTGGCATGCCACCCTTGCGTATCCTGTGCTCGCATGCTGTGGCTGTTTAGCCAGGCTTTTTTCCACTTCCATGCTCTCAGCCGGCGTAGCCTTGTACTCATGCATTGCAGCATCCCTTGCTTAGGCAACACGACTCCTCCTTTCTATACATCGAATTCCCGGGAAGTGACAAAGACGATGACCGCATGAAAAAACCGGCCCTATTGGCCGGCTAACGTTTGACGGTGTGTGTCTTCGGTATGTCCTCTTGTCTTGATTCCCGATGATATAATCTTACACCCTTATAACGAATGCGTTGCCGGGGAAATGGACGATAAAAGTAGAGACTAGGGATGAAGTTAGGCGGTATTTTGCGAACGTTTGTTCTTATATTAAAAATGCGTTTAATCTCATTGTTGATGTGCAAACAAAAAAATAACCGCCCTTTAAAAAGGCGGTTATTACATCGTTCAATTCAATGAATTATAAATATTTGCAGTATACCTAGTGATGGCTTCATCGTAATCTGGATACTCATACTCCAAACTTCTGGCCACAGCCTTAGCGTATTTTCTAAACAATGCATAGCAAGTAAGTAAAGACTCCCACATTTCTCGATAGCCATTTTCAGAGTAACTGGATAGTAAACTTTCCCAATCTTTATTAGGAAGGTACTGATTTATAAATTTATAGTTTTTTCCTACGCTAAAGGTGTACCCTTGCTCTGAGCCAATCTTCCAAGCCATCATTCGCAGCAAATTAGGTCGTGCTATCTCGTGCAAATGGTCAATAGCAAACAGGATTTCTTTTCTCGCCAATCCTTTTACGATATAAGTTGAAACCATCCAAAACTCATTACAGCAATCATCAAATTCCTTTGCCGTGGGCTCTTTAATCCAATATTGATGGTCATTTGCGATCACTTCCTCTTCGATCAGCACATCCTTGTCGAGCAGAACCTCAACTAAACCATCGCTATTCGTAAAATAATCCTCTACCTCGTTTATAGGGATCAGTGTCAGATCTAATTTATTTCCATCCTCAAAAAGAATGATATATGAAAACCAGTTACCTAGTTCTGATGGAAAAAGTTCCATATCCTCGGGTTTTTGCATCATAAGCCTATCCCCAAACACGTGGAGCCATTGATCACTTTCCTTGAAAGAATCCATATCTGTTACAAAGTAAGAAATATCATAATCTTGAAATGAATCAGGAGGAATATTGAAGTTTGTACGTGATCCTTCCATCGTGACCAATCGTATTCTTTTATCGTTCATAGCAAACTTTATAAGGATATTCATCATTTCTGGTTCACTTCTCAATACATCCGTCCTCCGTTCCTATTTTAATTGAGACCTATGCTTCTTATTCACCGTTGCGGTTCATACTCCTTGCTGTCTAGGTTAATAGAGCCACAGGTTGTGACCCCTATGCATTTACCTACCCCAGTCTGCGATCCGCACCCTTTTGCAAGTTTGCCAGATTCAGAACGCCTTGGTCTGCCAGCGCTAGCGCCATTTTGTAAAAAGCACGTGTGCGAAGCTTCGTATACGTATCTTTGCTGACTGGCGGGTCCAGCACATAATTGTAAACCTTGTAATCGAACACATCATCATCCTTTAAATAACGTTCACGGATCAGCAACTGTTCACGTTCATTCAAGCGGCTCACTACGGCATCCACCATTTGGCAATAGGCCAAGCGGGCGGCAGGAGCATCTACATTATATACAGCAGTCCGGGCCGTTGGGTCGCTTGTCACATTCGTGGGTCCGTTCGGGCGATCCGTATAGCCAGCAGTAATAAAGCTTTCCCGATCCATAAAGGTTATTGTTTTATAAATCCGGTATTTCTCAAATACACCCTCCAATGCATTCTGCGTTTTGCGACGGTCTAATTCGGGTAAGTTATTTCTCATGAAAAGCAACACTCCTTATATTATGCCTTTTGACAATGATGTATTTTCAAATAAAAACGCACTTGTTTACATTTTGTTCCCCTTCTGTTCGTATCTTGAGTATAACATAACATTATTTAGGATAGGTATCCATCGTGAAAAAAAGCAATATAGCCCCAAAAACAGGATATTCGCTCTACTTTTCTATGCCTTTTGGCATATTACGTGCTTTTACTATTTGCCTAATGGTATAATAAAGCTAATTCTATGATTCTATTGCAGAAAGGAGCTCCATTGTGGAACAGCCAGCATTCGGAACTTACCTAAAACAGCAGCGTGAGCACAAGCAATTGAGCATCAACCAATTAGCAGATGCCGCAGGTATTAGTAATTCACAAATTTCCCGCATCGAAAATGGGCTGCGCGGAGTGCCCAAACCCTCCACCCTCCGCAAAATAGCGGACGCGCTCAGCGTATCCTATACCGAAATGATGAAGGCCGCCGGATATTGGGCGGACGATGATTCAATAGAGCAAAACCCACACGAACTTTATCGTTCTACTGTACCAGAATGGGCAAACTCCAAAGACCGCCGGGATTTTAAAAAAATGTTGGAGGAAGACGACGAATTAATGTTTGATGGCATTCCGCTGGATGAAAAAGACCGGCAACGAATCAAGGACGTACTGACAGGTCTGTTCTGGGAAGCCAAGCAAATGAACAAACATAAAAAGCCCGCCGATCCCGGTGCGAGCAATGATCAGGGATAG